GGTTCGTTAAGCCCCGGCCATACAGGCCTGTTGCGGTGACGACTCAGCTCGACCTGGCGCCTGCTGACCTTAGCAGGGAGTCGAGCGGAATTGAGCTACTTGCTTTGGCGTCGACCAAGGCGTGCAAATACTCAATTGCGGCGTTGTTGGCATTTGTGGTGGGAAAAACATCGACAGATTGGGTGCTCTCGCATCTTGCAAGGTCGCAATGTACGACGCGCCACAATGGCGGCACGTGATGTCCAATTATTTTGTCCACGTTGAGTTCATTTAGGTTGACAGCCAATCTGACCTGCCTCTCAACCTGCAGTTGCTCATGCACAGAAATCCCGAAAGTGCTCTCCATGAAGAGCCGTCCGGGCGTGGTGGGCTCGTAAGGCGCTAACCCTCCCACCATATTCTGTTTGAACCTCTCAAACTCCCAAGTATCAAAAATGGATCTAGCAGCCTTCATCACACGATTGTGCTGAGGCCGAGTGATCCTAATGACAGCGTCCGCAATTGGGCGTGTTATAGGGCACTGCGGCAACTCATGCGCCAAAGACAAAGCCTTGGCCCGATAAAGCGCCATCTTCCAATGAACCTTGGATCTCCCGTACTTTGCGGCATCGAGCCATATGAACTTGGACAGCACCCAACAAGGGTCCTTGATCGCTGTTCCATCAAGCGCCTGCAAAATACCACAAAAACCCCCCGCACCGGGGTCGTCCACCACGTCTGACGTCACCGCGAAACCCAGCTTGGCGAAATCATCGGAGGTAGGCAGCCTGCCCGCTCCTGTCGTCGCACTATCATCGCCTTCAACGACAACAGCTTGGTCCTTAGTGTAGTGGTTTGCGCCAACAACCATCCCGCGAATCATGCGGGTCTCCTCTCTCTCTTCCAACTCGATGAGAAAGTAGACGAACAGCAGAAACAACAAGTTGGAGAGACCATTGGCACAAGATGTGTCCATCTCTCCACTCATACGAACTGCATGAACGAAGGCTGTGAATCTTTTGTATCGGATACGATTCCAACCGGCAAGTACTGCTTCCAAAACCTCGACATAGGCCACGTGAAACGGATGGTTTCTCGAGACATATTTGATCCACTTGAGAGACGTCAGCAACATCCACTCAGAAGTGAACATTGCTTCGAATGACGAGTAATCACCGAGGAAGTATTTGTTTCCAAAGCGCTCCAGCAATCCGCGAATGTAAGCCGGCCGGTCTTTGGCACTTTTGTACTTAACGAACGCTCTGTTGTTGGCAAAGAGCTTCTTCTCAAGCGACGCAATGAACGGACCATACGTTGCTCGAAATCGGTTACGCGCGTTGATGCCACGTGCAACCTTCATCTCTTTGTGATGCTCTTTCTTGGGGAACCCAAAGACATCGAACCACTCATCATCGTGATCGATTTTCCACTTGGCCTTGTCGCAGCGCATTCGCGCCACATGGGCCTTCATCCGCGAGTGGATGAACTCAATGCCAACATTGTCAGCTCTGAGAACCTCCTTCTCGGGCAGGGTGTAACTTGTCTGGGCAAGCCACTCCTCGAAAGTGAAAAACTCGTCAGCCTGGAGTGGCTCAACATGGAAGTTTTGGTTGCCTCTCCTTAAGAGGCGGTCGACGAATTCACCAAATTGTTGGTAAATCCCAGGGTGTGCTGGCTCAATCTCCCGCGAAAGGCGCACCAGCGCGCCTAACGCAACCGTGACCGGCTCATTCAGG